AAGGGGCGGATCTGGCAACGCTTCCGATTGGAGCGGCCGAACGAGATCTCTTGTTCGGCGACGCGAAGCTCGTCGCTCCGGTCCGGGCGTCAACGCTCGGAAGGGCGATCTTTCAAGCGATGACAATCGGCGCGGATCACGCGCTCGCAGATGTTCCGAACCCAATCGAGCCCAATCGGCAACGAAAGCTCTCGGTCTTCTTCGACGGGCAACCGATCTATCAAGTCGACTTCGATCGGAACAACGAATACGCGCAACCGATAATCTCACGAAAGCAGAGCGGTTATCGGAAGCTTCGGGCGCGAAGCGTACTCGGGGCTCGGAAGTATCTTCTCTCGCAACAGCGGAACGGCTTCTCGCTTCGCGATGTCCAAGAGGCGGAATTCGCGGGCGACGGTCCAGGGGTCGAGCCGACAACGCAAGTGACCGAAGACGGGACTCCACTCCAAACTTGGACGGTCTGGGACGGCAGCGGCGGAACCCTATCTTGGTCGGCGAATAAGATCGAGCTAAGCAGTGGGAATTCTGAACATAGAGTTATTGGCTGTGATACTGGCGTATCATTGGGCGATCATCGCGTAACGGTCGAGGTTCTCGCCGGGAATTCGAGCGCAATTACGGGGCCTAGTTGCCGGCTTGAAGAGCCCGCGATGACGCTTGGCGAAGAGTGTTATTGTCTTTATCGCTGGTCGGGCAATTGGTATCTGCGCCGCCATCAACAAGATGATCCCGGCACTTGGACGGCAATTGCAAACGGCAGCTATGGGGCGCAAAACTACTTGAGCACCCAATGGATCGAGGCGAGCGGCAGCGACATAACGGCTCAATTCGACGCGCTAAGCATTGGCCCGTATACCGATACGGCCGTTCCCGATACTCAGCTCTTCGGCGGGGCGACGCTCTATAATACTTCCGATGAAATAGATAATTGGATTCTTGACGACTTCGTCAGTGAAGGCGGAAGCGTTCCGACTTTCGCTTCGCTTGATCCGACGGTTCTTCGTCGAGGCTTAACCGACGGTTCCGGCAACTTGAAAGCCGGCCTAACCACCGACGCTTATTCGTCCGGAACTCCGTCGGGGGCCGACGAGCTTAACGCTTCTCTCGTCGACTCGTCCGGGAATCTTCGCGCGGGGCTCGTTAACCCGGACGGCGACGATCTCAAGTCGTCGATTAAAGCGTCTAGCTAGGGGATCGCTTGACGACGAACGCACCGACAACGAACGCTTACGAAGCGCATCGCGAATATATGGCGATGCGGCAAAAGAAGGCGCGAGCGGCAGCGGCCGACGTTGGCGAGATCCCGGAAGTCGTCGATCCGGAACGCCGGGAATCGTGCGCGGAAGATCTTCTTCTATTCTGCGAGACGTATCGGCCGGAAGCTTTCTCTCTCGAATGGAGCGACGATCATCGGCGAATCATCAAGCGGATCGAATCGACGGTTATCGACGGGGGTCTCTTTGCGTTGGCGATGCCTCGCGGAAGCGGAAAGACAACGCTCGCGATCACGGCGGCGATCTGGGCTCTTGTCTACGGATATCGGCGATGGGTTTGCTTGGTTGGTGCTACGGCTCCGAAGGCTCGCCAACTTCTTAAGTCGATCCGGACGGAGCTTAGATTTAATCCGGGGCTTCTCGCCGACTTCCCGGAAGTCTCGATTCCGGTCGCGAAGCTCGAAGGGAAGGCAGCTCGGGCAAACGGCCAAACGCATAACGGAAAGCCGACGAACATTCTCTGGACGACTGAACAGATCAGGCTTCCGGCAATTGAGGGTAGCGCGGCGTCGGGCGGAACGGTAACGGTCGCGGGGATCACGGGCGATATCCGGGGGCAGGTCGAGACGCTCGACTCGGGCGAGGTTATCCGGCCGGATTACGTTCTTCTCGACGATCCACAAACGCGGGAAAGCGCGAAGAGCGGAACTCAAACTGATGATCGAATCGCGACGCTTAACGGCGATATACTCGGGCTCGCAGGTCCGGGGGTGAAGATCGCCGGCGTGATGCCTTGTACGGTTATCTGTCGGGGCGATATGGCGGATCAGATGCTCGATCGCGAAACGGCTTCGGAGTGGCACGGGGAGCGTACTCAGATGCTCTACGGGTTCCCGACGGGGAAGACGCTCGATCTTTGGAACCGATACCAAGAGATCCGCGAGACGAGCTTTCGGAACAACGGCGACGGAGCCGAAGCGACGGAATACTATACCGCGAACCGCGAACCGATGGATCTCGATCTAGTCGCGGCTTGGCCGGAGAACTTCAAGAGCGACGAAGTCTCGGCGATTCAATCCGCGATGAATCTCTTCTTTCGGGACGAAGGGGCTTTCTTCTCGGAGTATCAGAACGCGCCGATCGAACAGCAAGGCGACGAAGCTCTCATAACCGAAGAAGCGATGAAGACGCGAATATCGCACGTCGGGCGATACATCGCTTCGAGCGACGCGGATCTCGTCACGGCTTTTATCGACGTTCAGCAAGAGCTTCTATACTACGTCGTTTGTGCCTGGCGCCGCGACTTCGCCGGAACGGTTATCGACTACGGGGCTTGGCCGGATCAAGGGACGAACGACTTCCAATCGAACCGCGCGAAGCGGACGATCTCGGGGGAGTATCCAGGGCTCGCTTTCGAAGAGAAGCTTCGTCGGGCTCTCGGCGAACTCGTCGAGGGGCTTTGTTCGCGAACGTGGAACCGGGAAGACGGCGCGGAGCTTTCGATCTCCCGACTCTTAATCGATGCGAACTGGGGCAAGTCGACGGATCCGATCTATCAATTCGTCCGGGGCTCGAAGTTCCGGACGGTTCTCTTCCCGTCTCATGGGAAGTACGTCGGAGCTTCGACGGAACCTCTTAACGCTCGATACATCAAAGCGGCGAAGGGGAAGAGGATCGGCACGCACTGGCGAATCGATAAGTCGAACGCTTCTCCGGTTCGCTATGTTCTATTTGACTCGAACTACTGGAAGAGCTTTCTCCATTCTCGGCTTTCAAGCGAACTCGGATCTCCGGGCTCGCTCTCTCTTTGGCAAGACGCGCCAAGGAATCACGCGAACTTCGCGAAGCATATTCGAGCGGAGTATCCCGTTCGAACGGCTGGAAGGGGCCGCCAAGTCGACGAATGGAAGATTCGACCTAAGCGGCCGGACAATCATTGGCTCGACTGCGCGGCGGGCTGTTGCGTCGCGGCGTCGATCGAGGGGGCGGCGCTTCCCGGTCAAAAGCCGGCGAAGCAAAGCCGGAGCAATCCGGATCGAAAGCGTCGTCCGGCAGTCTCGCAACTCTAGAAAGGTTCAATTGTGGCAAGGAAGCGAAAGGCGAAGGCGACTCGCCGAAAGAACGGGAAAGCCGATCTCTCGCCGGTTCAGGTCTTAACGGAATGCCAAAAGTGTCGATCGACTCGCCGGACTCGTTACGTCTCGACTTCACACTTCCCGATGATTGATAAGATCATTCGCCGAAGCTACACGAACTGCGTCGACTGCGGACAGGTTCGGATCGATCGCTTTATTATCCCGGTGAGTTCGCCGGAGTATCTTATAACGCTTCGACGGATCGCTCCGACGAATGCGCGAGCGAGCGAGCTTCTATCGGAAGTCGGATAACTCGCAACGCGAGATCTTCCCCTCCGCGAAGCTCTTTCGATCGTTCACGCTTTCGTTATGTCAAACGATCGAGCGGAACGACTTATCGAAGCGCGGAAGAATCTCGCAGCGGTTAACACTGCTCTCGCGAACGGTTCGGCCGGCGTAACGGCGATAAATATCGACGGCTTCTCCGTCTCTTACGATCGGAAGGGGCTTCTCGAAGAGCGCGAATACTGGTCGAAGAAAGTTCGTCGGCTCTCGCGATCGTCGTCGGCTCGAACTCAAGGGATCGACTTGAGCGGGGCGCACGAATGATAGCGAACGCGAAAGACAAGCCGACGCTCGCGAATCGACTCGGGAACTTTCTCGGCTTCGGTCGCTTCATCGCTGGCGAAGCCGGAAACAAGCGGCGCGATCCAGGGACATCGATTCGAACGAGCGACGAGCTTCTTACCGATACAAAGCGGCGGCGCGTTATCGAGGGCGGTCGCGAGCTTCAGCGGAACTTTGCGATCGCGGCTTGGGCGATCCGGAAGCATTTAGACTACGTCTCGACGTTCACGTTTCAAGCGATGACGGGCGACGAAGCTCTTAACGAATATCTCGAAGGCTTCGTCGAAGAATATTCCCGGCCGGTCAATTGTCATTCGGCCGGCCGACATAGTTTCAGAAAGATCGTCCGGCTCGCGGAAGCTCGTCGCGTTATCGACGGCGATCTCTTTCTCGTCAAGCTCGCTCGCGGACAAGTCCAACCGATCGAAGGCGATCGAGTTCGGGATCCGAAAGATCAAGCCGACGGCGAGCGATGGGTTCACGGCTGCGACTGTACGCCTGGTGGGGCGATCCGAAAGATCGCGGTTCACGCTCGCGGGAAGTACGGGCGATACGACTTCGAGCGAACGGTTCGAAAGCGGAACTTTCTGCACCTGGGATACTTCGACGCTTTCGATCAGATCCGGGGAGTCTCTCCGCTCGCTTCGGCGATCGCCGACTTCCAAGACGTTCTAGAAGTTCGCGACTATGCGAAGGCGAAGGCGAAGATAACTCAACTCTTCGCGCTTGCGATTACTCGGGAATTCGACGATGAGACGGCCGGCGAAGGGATTTATGATGTCGACTTCTCGCAGGGCGCCGTAAAGATGGAGATGGATCCCGGCGACAAAGCCGAGTTTCTAGAATCGAAGCACCCGTCGACGGAGTTTCAGGCATTCTTGCAGGTCTGCTTACAGGGGGCGCTGAAGGCTCTCGACATCCCGTGGAGCTTCGCCGACGAAGCCTACACGAACTTCTTCGGATCTCGCGCGGCGTTGATCCAGTACCAGCAATCTTGCCGAGACAAGCGAGCCGACTTGAAAGAGTTTCTCAACTCTTGGATCGGTTGGCGATTCAATCTCGCTTTCGCGAACGGCGATCTCGTTCTTCCGGCCGGCGTCGCTCCGTCGTCGCTTCGCTGGGACTGGATTCCGGCCGGCGTTCCCTGGTGGGATCCGGCGAAGGAAGTTCGCGGAGATCTTGCGGCGGTCGAGGGCGGGCTTCGGACGCTTACGGAGATCCGAAGGGAACGCTACGGCGACGACTGGAAGAAGAACGTAATCGACAAGCGAGCCAGCGAACTCGCGTACATGCGAGAGAAGCTCGGGGTTATTAACAAAGCGGGCGCGGAGCTTACGCTTCCCGGTCCGGGATTCGAGGATTAACTATGACGACGGCGACTTTCAACGAACGGATCCCGGCTCTTCGGCATGCTCCGGGAACGGTCAATCGCGAAGACCATATCGTCTTCGGGGCTCGCTTGATCCAGTTGGGCGACTTGAACGAAGGCGACGTTCGCGAGCAATACGTCGACGACGAGACGCTTTCGCAAGCTCTCGGCTTCGCTTCCGGTCCATCGAAGGGGCTTAAGGCTCGCTTCACGCATCCGAACATGTCGAGCGACGGACTCGGTCGATATCTCGGCCGCTGGAAAGATGCGCGGATCGAAGGCGATTCGCTCGTCGCGGATCTTCATATCGCTCCGGTCGCGTTCGCTTCTCCCGACGGGAATCTTGGGGACTGGGTCGAAGACATGGCGGAAAACGATCCCGACGTTTTCGGGGTCTCAATCGCGCCGAGTTCGCTTGACTATGAAGCGATGTCGGAAGAGCGACGCGAAGACGGGAAAGAGCCGATCCGGCTTAACGGGCTTCGCGCGGCTGATGTTGTCGATGATCCGGCAGCAACACGGGGCGGGCTCTTCTCGACGGATTCGGCGGTCGCGATCCCGGCTCAAGTGACCTACTTGCTCAATTCACATTTTGCAGAAACCGATCCCGTCGAAGTCGCTCGAAGGGCGGTCGGCTTACTCGGGAAACATTACGGAAGGAATCTCATGGCGGAACTTCTCGATCAAACGGACTCGGTCGATCTCTCGACGGAAGGCGACGAAGAACTCGTTCTCGAAGTCTCGGACTCGATCGATCTCTCGACGGTCCAAGAAGCGGCGAAGCCTTTCGTCGAAGCTTTCGGCTCCGACGGGGCGCAAGCCTTTCTGGAAGGAAAGACGCTTCTCGAATGCTACGTCGAGCAAGCGTCGCAACTCGCCGGATTGCTCGGCGAACTGGAAACAGAAAACGAAGATCTTCGGTCTCGACTCGAAGCGGCGGTTCTCGCCAGCGGGGAACCCGAAGAACTTAGCGGATCGATCGAACCGCAAGCCGAGATCAGCGAAGCGCGGAAGAAGCTTCTCGCTCGCCGCGAAGAAATGGAAGCAAAAGGGGCGGATCCGGTCGTCGCCAAATTCGGAGCGGCTTTGAGTCGCTAGGGGGAGTTTCGGCGCGGGTCGGAACAATTCACGGTTCAATCTAGAGGGTTACAAAAATGGCTGATGCTTTCCTATCAACTTCGGACGTTGCAAATTTCAACGATACCGATATGGATCTCGTTGTCTCGGATGTTCTCGACGCGGCTCCGGTCTTGGCGCGACTCGCGGCTCGATCGGTTCGCGGGAACGCTTTCGTCTACGGAAAGAAGACGGCGAATCCGGCCGTTAGTTTCCGTTCGGCGAACGACGGAAACGAGAACACGAAGTCGACGCTTACTCAAATTACGGCGACTTTGGCGATTATCGACGGAAGCTTCGCGATCGATCAAGCGGTCGCGCAAGCCGACGAGCGAGGCGTCGAGCATGCGGTCGGCTTTGCGGCGATGTCGCACTTACAGCAACTCTTCCGGGAAGTCGAAGAGCAAGTCTTCAACGGAACCGGGAACGACGCAACGGGCTTTAACGGCTTTGCCGATCTGTCGAATCTCGACGGTCTGGCCGATGCTCAAGTCGTCGACGCGGGCGGAACGACGGCTTCGACGGGGTCGAGCGTTTACTTGATCCGAACAGGCGAGCCGGACGTTCAACTTCTCTGGGGTCAAGATGGGGAGATCTCGATCGGCGAGCGTCAAATCGTTCCTTGGGACGGTTCGAGTTCTGGTTCATTCCCGGCGATCTATCACCCAATCTCCGGTTGGGCGGGGCTCAAGATCGGCTCGGTTAACTCGGTCGTTCGGATCGCGAACTGTACCGAAGATTCAGGGAAAGAGCTTACGGACGATCTGATCGCGCAAGCGTTGGCGATCTTCCCGGCCGGTCTCGGTCCGAACGTAATCGCGATGAACCGACGCTCGCATCGCCAGCTTCAACAGGGGCGCACGGCCACGAATCCGACGGGCGCTCCGGCTCCGTTTCCTTCCGAGTCGTTCGGCGTTCCGATCGAAGTTACGGACTCGATCGGGTCGACGGAAACGCTTCTCGTCTAGTTCGAGTTTTTCATGCTGTCGATTGTCGAATCCGGATTCAAGTCGGCTCGCGCAATAGCGGGAGTTTCGATCTTGTATCGGCGCCCTAGTAGCGGGGAAACGGTAACGCTTACCGCGCTTCCGGGGTCGTCGGCGTTCGGGTTCGAGGTCGACGGGATAACGAAAGACGAGATTCACACGGAAGACTATTTGATTCTCGCAAGCGAACTGATTCTCGATTCGGTCCAGGTCACGCCGGAACACTTCGACGAGATCGATGTCGACGGGCGAACGGTCGCGGTCTTCGACAACGACTCGACGCACTGGCGATTCGCGGATCAGTTTCGAGCGGTTATCCGGGTCTCGTCGCGGGGCGTTAACTGATGGCGAGTCGAGCCGAAAACATAGCGCAAGCGATCAAGACGCGGCTCGATACGTTAACGCTCTCGGCGAGCTTTACGAGCGAAGTCGACTTCGACGCTCGCGATACTTCGCAAACGTCGGCAACGGCGAACGTGAAGATCGTCCCAGTAGCGGGGCAAGAGTGGACTCGGGAGAGTCGCGGATCACCGAAGTCAAAGACGGTCGATCTCGTTCTCTCGATCAAACAGAAAGCGGCGAGCGACTCCGATATCAGCGGCTTTATGTTGCTGGCGGAAGAGATTCTCGACGACATAAGCGAGCAAAAGTTCGACTCGTTTCGTTGGCAAAGTCTTGACTTTGATGAGGCTTTTAGCCTGGAAGAATATCACGCGACGGGCGTCTTATCGCTTACGGTCGCGGCTCAATTTAAGGGGGTTATCTGATGGCTCATGTCTTAAGCGAAGACGCAAAAGTCTATCGCAACACGGGAAGCTACGCTTCGCCGACTTGGGATGAAATCACGAACGTCAAAGACTTAACGCTCGGTCTAGAGAAGGGCGAAGTCGACGTAACGACTCGGGCTTCGGGCGGCTACAACGAGTTTGTCGACGGGCTGATCGATGCGAATGTCGAGTTCGGGATGCTCTGGGACGACTCAGACGCGGACTTTTCCGCGATCCAAACGGCATTCTTCGCGAAGACGGCGATCGAGTTTCTCGTTCTCGACGGAGACTCGGCAACGAGCGGAAACCAGGGGCTCCGCGCTACGATGATGATTAAGAGCTTCTCGCGATCGGAAACGCTTGGTGAGGCTCTTTTGATCGACGTATCGCTTCGCCCGGTCAAGAACTCCGACTCGGCTCCGGATTGGTATACGGTTCCCTAATCTCGATTCTCTCCGCGAAAGGAATCGAACTTGTCAAACTTCGACGATGCAAACGGCCGAACGTGGCGCGTTCGGATAACGATCGGGACGCTCGAACGGATCCGCGACGAACTCGAAGTCGATCTTCTCGACGACTTGGAGAAGGCGGTTCCGGAAGGCTTCGCGACCTATGTCGGGATGCTCTGGATCGCTTGCGAGCGGGAGCTTCAAGCGGCGGGAGTTTCTCCGGCCGAGTTCGGCGAGTCGCTCGACGGCGAGAGTCTCGCGAAAGGGATCGATGCGTTTATGGATGCGCTCGCTTTTTTTTTCGAGGTCTTGGCTCCGGCGAAGGCGACGATCCTTCGCGCGGTCTGGGCCAAGGGGAAAGAAGTCGAGGCGACAAGCGCGAATCAGATCCGGGAAGCACTTGGAATCTTATCTGGCGTCTCGCCGGAGTCGTCGGCTTAGAACCGCGAAGCTTCCAGCTTTGGGAGTTATTGGAGATGGCGCACGGGGCGCGGCCGGAACTCTTCGAGAAGAGTCGTCGGCGTTCGGGTTCGGGATCGACGGGAAAGGAACGGATCCCGTTAACGAAGGGGACGATCTCAGCTTTAAGGATCTTCGTCGATGGGAGTACTAGTAAAGCTTAAAGTCGTCGAGCGAGCGAGCGTCGGCCGGAAGCGGGTTCTTAAGAAGATCGACAAGGGAACCGATCGGGCTTTTAAGTATTACGGCAAAGCGGTCTATCGAGGGATTCGTCGGAAATATGGAAGCGTTGCGAAGGGGCAGTCGAAAGCGCGAAAGGCGCCGAAGGCTCCGAAGGCTCGGCAAGAACCAGGGCTTCGGACGATTAAGACTCCGATCAAGTATCGCGGGAAGACTCCGATCTATGTCGTCGCGGGTCCGATCAGGTTCGCGACTCCCAAGGTTAACGGGAAGACGGTCGCTCGACTCCACGAAGAGGGCGGTCGGGCGAAGCGGAGAATGATAAGTCTTCGCGAACGGAATCAAGGTCGGAACCGAAAGGGGCGGTTTAAGAAGAAGGGGATCGAATGGATCTGGGACGGCTCGCCGGCAGCACAGCGAATCAAGAGCGGCGATTCAGATCGTCCGCTCGTTTGGCAAACGAAGCTAGTTCGCTGGCCGAAACGGCCGACGGTCGCTCCGGTCGGGAAAGAGAAGCGTAAAGCGGCTATGGCGAAGTTCCGGGGAATGTTGCGAAAGGTTTAATCGATGTCAACGGGAGCGGTCAAAGCCGGCGAAGCGTTCGTTCAACTCGGCTTGCGCGGTCGCGAGAAAGTATCGGCCGGCTTGAAGCGGGTCGGGGCTTCGTTCAAAGCGCTCGGCGGAACGATGCTCGCTCTCGGCGGGATCGCGGCGGGGGCTTTCGCGGGAATGGTCGCGGCGATCGCTCCGACGATCAAAGCGGCTTCCGACATGCAAGAGACGATGAATAAGTTTAATGTCGTTTTCGGCGATAACGCGGAAGCGGTGAAGTCTTGGAGCGACTCGTTCGGGGCAAGCGTCGGCCGGTCGAAGAAACAGATCGCCGACTTTATGGCGGGGACTCAGGATCTCTTGGTCCCGATGGGCTTCGAGCCGGGCGCGGCCGAAACGATGTCCAAGCAAATGACAAGCTTGGCGGTCGATCTCGCGAGCTTTAATAACTTAGACGATGCCGACGTTCTTCGCGATCTTCAAGCCGCGATGACGGGATCCGGCGAAGTCATGAAGAAGTACGGTGTAATCGTCTCAGAAGCGGCGATTAAGCAGCAGCTTCTAGCGTCCGGGCTCGATCCGGCAGCGGCGACGGAACAGCAAAAGGCGCTCGCGAGAATGAACATCATTCTCGCGGGAACGACTTCCGCGCAGGGCGACGCGGTTCGATCCGGCGACTCGTTCGCGAACCAGCAAAAGGCGCTGATGGCGACGGTCGATAATCTCAAAGTCTCGATCGGCGACGCTCTTCTACCGACTATAACCGCTTGGCTCGAAGAGCTTAATCTCCTAATCGGCACGTTTACGTCGACGACGGACGAAGGCGACGGAATGGGTTCGATGATCTCTGGGATCGGCGATACGATCGCGTCGATCGGCTCTCCGATCCAGTTTCTTATTAAGGCATTCTCGGCGGTCGCGGGAGTCTTCCGGTTCGCTCAAACGGCGGTCGCGGCTCTTGTGTCTGGGCTTCTTAAGCTCGTATCGCTCGCCGCGAAGACGGGGGTCGCGTCGTTTATTCTCGGCGATAAAGCGACGGACATCGCGAACTTCGCGGAAGAAATGTCGAAAGACTTACGACAAGAAGCCTTTCGGCTTGGCGAGCTTGGGCAAGAGAACTTCGATCTCGCGTTCGGCGACGCTCTGACGAATCGACTCCAAGAGCAACGGGCGAAAGCGAAAGCGGATCTCGCTTCGGCGAGAGAAGAAGCCGAAGTCGAGCTTAAGCAATACGATATCGCGGCAGCGGCTCCGGCAGCTCCGGCAGCGGCGAAGGCGAAAGAAGAAGCGGTAGCGGCGAAGGCTCAAACGGTCTCGGTCGCGTCGCTTTCTTCGCTCGAAGGAGCGGACGCTTTCCGAAAGTTCAGGGAAAACAAGAACCAAGCTCTTCAACAGAAGATGCAATCAACATTGGAGAAGATCGAGAAAGCGATCAAGGCTCCGAGTCTCGTACTCGCGGAGGTCGGATAGATGTCGGGAACGGTAACAGGGATCCGAATCGGGGTCTCGACTCAAGAGCAATACAACGACTCGGAGCGGCGCGTCGACGTTTCGCACGAAGCGACTTATTGCGTCGTAATGGATGCGGACACCTACCGCGAGCCGGACGTTCTCGCGGTCGCTGGCGTTCCCTGGATCGGATATCCATCGCCAATTTATCCGGCGGCGAAATGTATTAGCCGGACTGTAACGGAACTCGCTCTCGCGGTCTTCGAGGTCAAAGCCGACTTCGCGAATACGTCAAAGAGCGATCCCGACGATCAGACACCCCCGGAAGATCGATCGCCAGTATGGTCTTGGGGATTCGAGACGCTCGAAGAACCGCTTCTAACCGACGCTCGCGACGTTACGATCGCGATTCGGAACTCGGCCGGCGAACCGCTTCCACCGATAACGCAACCGAATGCGATTCCGGTCTTAACGATCGAGCGATACAAGACGAGCTTCGATTACAACGAAGTCTTCGATTATGTCAACACGCTGAATCAGTCGGCGTTCTGGGGCGCTTCGGCGAATACTTGTCTTCTCGCGGGGATCACGGCAACTCCGGAGCAATTCGAAAGCGGCGATCTTTGGAAGGTCGTCTATACGATCAAGTTCAAACGCGGAACGAACCCTTGGAAAGCGAAGCTTCTCGACGAAGGGCTCTTCTATTGGAGCGGGGGAAGCTTCGGCAGCGGCCAGAAGACTCCGTTCGGCGACGACGCTTTCCAGCAAGTCGTCGGGAATCTCGACGGTTCCGGGGGCGAGAACGCGACATCGACTCCGGCGTTTGTCGAGTACGAGCGATACGACGAAAAAGACTGGGCTCCGCTCGATCTCGGTCCGAATTGGTAGGGCGCCATGACGAAGCAACTCGCGACGTTTAAGCCGGCAACGGCGAAGACGCTCGTCGATATCGCGAACGCGGAGTTACTCCGGCCGAAAGCGGCTTGGGGTTCTGGCGATCGACGAGCGGGCGGGAATGCTGTCGGGAACGCGGTCGGCGCTTGGGTCGTTCAAGCTATGGCGGCGATCGATCCGGCGATCTATTCCGAGTCAAATTGCGGAGAAATGGATTGGTCTTGGTGCCGAATCCTCTATCGCTCCGGCGACTACTATCTGCCGTATCAACCCGACGGGAACGACGTTCTTCTTAAGGTCTACAACCCGACGACGGAAACGGTTCCCGTTAGTTCGTTTCTTCTCGCGGTCCGCGAACTCTCGGGAACGATCGTCGTCGCGGAGATCTACGGGGTTTGCTCGCTCGATACGGGGACGGGATCGACCGGGACGGGATCGACGGGAACCGGAGAGACGGGAACCGGAGAGACGGGAACGGGATCGACGGGAACGGGATCAACCGGAACGGGCGAAACTGGAACCGGAGAGACGGGAACGGGAGAGACCGGAACCGGAGAGACGGGAACCGGAGAGACCGGAACCGGAGAGACGGGAACCGGAGAGACGGGAACCGGGGGAACTGGATCTGATTGCGCTTTTACTGGATTCATCGAGCTTACGGAGTTCGGGGCGGATCCGCTTATTCCTTGCCACATTTCCTGGTCGAATACAATTCTCCATTTTGTCGACGGGATTCTTTGCTACACTTCCCCCGGTGACGCTGGGACGCTCGATCTCGAATCAGATTGTTGTTGCGACGGAACCGGACCCGGGGGCGGCGGCGGGGGCGGCGGGGGCGGCGGTACGGGGCCCGGAACTAGTCAGCAACCCTAGCGGGAGTTCGCTTTGCTTTCCTGGGCTTACGGCGTGACGACTTGCAAGAGTCGACTCGATACGCTTCTCCCGAAGACTCTCGCTTCGCTCGCGAAAGCTGGCTTCGACGATCCCCGTCTTTTTATCGACGGAGCCGACAAGCTTCCGAAGGGGCTCGCTCGATACGAGAAGACGGTGCGGAGTCCCCCGTTACGAACTTATGGAAACTGGTGGGCGTCGGCTTGGGAATTGTATCTTCGGAATCCTCACGCGAACCGATACGCGATCTTCCAAGACGATCTAGAAACGGTCGCGGGGCTTCGCGAATATCTCGACTCGGCAGAGTATCCGGATCGGGGGTATCTCAATCTCTACACGTTCCCGGAAAACGAGAAGGACGATCGGTCCGGCTTCTTCCCGTCGAACCAGATGGGGCGCGGAGCGGTCGCGCTCGTCTTCGATAGCGTCGCTCTCCGAACGCTCTTCGGCTTGTCTCACATGATAAATCGGCCGATGTCGAAGAACCCGAAGCGGCCGGCTCATAAGTTCGTCGACGGGGCGATCGTCTCGGCGATGCGGAAAGCCGGCTTCCGAGAGTTCGTTCACGGTCCAAGCTTAACGCAACATATCGGAGATCGATCGAGTATGGGGAACCGACGACACCCGAAAGCGAAGAGCTTTCCGGGGAAGAACTTCGACGCTAGATCGCTGATCTCGCGGGTCAAGATAACGCGAAGATCCCATCGGAAGCGGGTCGGGATCGTCGGCTATCACGCTCCGACGGGGATCGGCGAACAGAATCGGCAGCTCGCGACGTTCGTCGATGTCGATCGCTGGCTGATCGCTCCACATCCGACATTCGGAATTACAAAGCAACTCCACCCGGACGTGGAATCGACGATCTGTCGGAACGGGGCGAAGCTTCGTCGCTGGCTCGGCTGTGTCGACGTGGCTCTCTTCTCCGAGAATCCGTTCTTCGGCTCGCTCGGCGGCGAAGCGAAGAGCATGGGGAAGCGGACGGTTTGCGTTCCGAATCACGAATGGTTTCCTTCGGCCGGTCGCGGCTGGCCGAAGGGCGTCGATCTCTTTCTTTGCCCTACTCGGCACTGCTTCGATCAGCTTTCGCACGTCGTCCCCTGCGAACTCTTCCCCTGGCCGATCGATACCGATCGCTTTAAGTTCCAACAGCGAACAACGGCGGATCGCTTTCTCTATCTTCACGGGCGGGGCGGCTTCCAGGGGCGAAAGGGCGGGGCGGTTATCCGGAAGCTTCTCGATCTCTTCCCAGAGATCCCGCTAACGATTGTTTCGCAAACTCGGGAAGCTTGGCCGGATCTCCCGAATCTTCGCGTTCTCGGCGGCTTCTCGGATAACTCGGAACTCTATTCGCTCGCCGATGTCTTGATTGCTCCGCATAGCGTTGACGGGATCGGGCTCGAACCGCTCGAGGCGATGTCGGCCGGGATGCCGGTAATCACGACGGACGGCGAACCGTGGAACGAGAACCCGGCTCTCGCTCGGATCCCGGCGAGCGTCTCGAAGAAGACGGTAAAGCGTCCGGTTGACTGGTTCTCGCCAGATCCCGAAGAGCTTTCGAGGATCGTTCGAGAGACGCTCGGAAGCGATATCGCGGAACATAGTCGCGACGTCCGGGAGTGGGCGGAGCGGCGATCCTGGGGCGTTCTGGCGGACCGATTTACGGAACTCGTTCGGGGTTAAAATGAAGCCATACAATCCGGATGAATACTGGCGGGAACGATATCTGTCGAACGGGCGAAGCTACGTCGCGCGAAACTCGGATCCGTCGGCGTCGAAGATTCAATTCGATCGAATCGCTCCGCTTATCCGAAAGATCCCGGAAGTCGATCGGCTTCTCGACTTCGGCTCCGGTCCGGGGCGGTTCCAAGGGGTTCTAGGCGAAAGGGCGAAAGAGATCGAAGCGATCGATCTCGTTCCCGACGCTCTCGACGATTTACGGAAAGCCTATCCGGCGACGAAGACAAGCGTCTTCGAGCTTCCTTTGCCCTATGGGCCGGAGTCGTTCGGCGCGGTCTGGGCTTGCACGGTCCTACAGCACGTCGTCGACGAAAAGATCTTCGGGGCGATCTGCCGAGAGATCGGCCGGATCCTCGTTCCGGGCGGGAGCTTCTTCGTCGTCGACGATACCAGGGCTCGAAACTTTCACGTCGTCGCGAGGAACCCTATCAAGATCGGGCTCGCGATGAAGGTCGCGAATTGCAAGGTCGCGGGAATGGAGTTCGTCGATATCGACTCGCCGGCTTCGCATTACTTTTGCGAGATCCGGAAGGTCTAAATTGACATGCAACGTTTCGCGATAACTGGGCTCGGCCGAAGCGGAACGGCGTCGCTCGCCGAGTATCTCAACCAAACGATCGATTGGACGGTCGAACATGAACCCGTCGACGATCGCTTCGAGCCGGTCCGGATCTTGCAAGATCGGTTCGCGGCCGATCGTTACGGGGAAGTCAACTCTTGGCTCCGGTTCGCGATCCAGGCGATCCAGGTCGAAGCGAAGCTTGTAATCGTTCGGGATCCGATCGAGATCTTCGCGTCGATGTACAACCGGGGAGACGAGCGACTCTCGCACTTGAACGAAGGGCTCTTCGCTCTCGACTCGGCGATCCGGTCGGGGATCCCCTGGATTCGATTCCGCGATATGGTCGAGAAGCCTTGGCAAGTCGGCGAAGCGGTTGGGATCCAGGGGCTTCCGAGAGAACGGCTTCCGATCCGGAACGCGAGCGAGACGCGGCGGAAGATCCCGAAGCGACTCGCGATCAAGGCGAGCAAGGTTCTTCGCTGGTTCGGGGAAGAGTATCGGATCTAATCGATCAAGTTCGGCGGAAGCGGCTTTGCAGGTCCGGCGAGCGTCGGGTCGTAATAATACGACTCGAAGACGGCTCGGGAATTCCCCAAGTGTAAATGGCCGGCTGACGGATAGAGCGACTCGATCGCGGTTCCCGACGAATGCCGGAGCTTGCCGATCGATCCGCGCAAGCCGGCCGACTCGACGAGCGCTTTCGCGTGAACTCTCCATTGCCGAAGCTTCGTCCAAAGCGGGAAGACGAGCTTCCGGTCTGGCGGAAAGGTCGCGTCGATCGCGTCGACGGTCTCTCGGCGGAACGTGCAAACGATCCGCTTCCCGGTCTTCACCTGGATGATAAGCGAGCAACCGTTCGGGGCGATCCAGTCGCGTTCGAGCCGACGGAGATCGCATCCGCGCAAGCCGGAATCCCAAGCGGCGAGAATATAGGCGAACCAGAACTTCGCGGCGGGGATCTCGCCGCAATATCCCGGAGAAGTCTTCGCGGCGGCGAGAAGCTTCCGGACTTCGTCAAGCGTCCAAGCGGTCGGGAAGCGATCCCGGACGGCGATCGAGAAGATCTTTCGAGCGTTCGGAGGGTCTCGATATCCGTCGTCGCTGGCGGCTCGAAGAAGCGTCAAGAGTATCCGACGGCGACTCTTTCGGGTCTCGTCGCGAAGCTCCCCCTTCCCGTCTTGGAGAAAGCTATTCGCGAGCTTCTCGTCGATCTGATCGAGCGGGAGGTCTGGATCCGCGAAGCGTTCCCAAGCGTTGAGAAAGAACCGTAGTTGCTCGCGATATCCGGCCGAATAATCGGCGCGGTCGGCGTAATCTTCGCAAAATCCGCGAAGGCTCGTCGGCGTCTGACTCATTGCTACCCCCCTCATGGTGTGGGGAATTATAGGTCGACGGTCCGGCGCGGCTTTCAAAAATCGCGGTTTTTACTGCCGGAGGCGAAGCACCCCTAGCTCAATTGGATAGAGCATCGGTCTACGGAACCGGAGGTTAGAGGTTCGAATCCTCTGGGGTGTGCTTTCTCGTTTGATTGGGCGTAAACGAAAGGTTACACTTCCATGACGCGGACAGCAACAAGAAAACGGAAGCAAGTCTCAATTATGGAACTCTTCGTCAAGGCGATCCGGGAGCGACTCGAATCGGGGGAAACGTCTGTCTCTGCGCTCGCTCGGGAATCAGAGATAACGCGCCAACATCTTCATCGAATTCTGGCGGGAACTTCGATTCCGTCGGTAGATATTCTTGAGCGACTCACGGCCGCTCTCGGACTGCAAGTAGAATTTTCGGAAAAACCAGCGTAGACGGCTTGTAAAAACTGGAACATATTTGTTACACTGCCGATCCTGTTAAAAGGGTCGGCTTTTTTCGTTTGCCGACTCTTCGAACTCTCTCGAAAGGACGGCGAGCGATGGAATCTTCACAACGGATCCGGCTGGTTAACACTCAGACGCTTGGCGCGGCTTGCGGCGAATTCGATTCGCACGAAGAAGCCGAAGCCTATCTTCGCGATCGCGGATATTCCGACGGCGACTTTCGCCGAGAAGGCTCGACGATCCTCTTCGCTGGCGGCATTAACTCTTAACTCCCGCGCGAGCAACTAAGCGCGGGGCTCCGTCGATCTCTTTCGCGGGGCGCCGTCGCTTACTTGTTCCCGTGATGGATCGGGACACTAAGCGTCGATCGTTCTTTCGATCGATTCCCCGCGAACGGAGTCGCTTCTCATGCTTTGCATTACTCGCCGATCTGGCGAAGGCATAAGTCTCTCTCTCGCAAGCGGCGAAGAGATCTTTCTTCGACTTTATTCTTCCGATACGTCGGAGCGGGTTCGGCTTGCGATCGACGCTCCGAGCGACGTTCGGATCCGACGCGACGAGATTCTTCCGAGAGAGCATAAATACTTCCGCGAAAGGGGCTCGAAACAATAGGGCAAGGCGAGGCAAGGCCGGGCTTGGCCCGGCAAGGCTCGGCAGGGCGAGGCGGGGCATGGCAAGGCAAGGCCGGGCGGGGCTAGGCAAGGCATGGGGTCAATGACCATTTCAATCACTTAAGGATCAATAATGCGACTTTCATTTGAGCTGACTGGACTGACACCACTCCTGTTGCACAACGACGATGTCGATATGGCAGACATGCTAGCGGCGTGGCGGAAAGATCCTAAGAACAAGAACTTGAGCAAGCCGGGGGACGATCGATCCCCAGCGTGGACGTGGCAGGCGTACCTGTATCACGACGGCGAACACATTTGTCTACCGTCCGACAATCTCTGGACATGCTTTCGCGAGGCGGCTGCAAGTGTCCCGATGAAGGGCATGAAGTCGTTCAAGGAATCGGCAGCGGCAGGGATCTACTTCGAGCA